ATTAGATCTACCAAGATTAAGCGGAGAATCAAAAAGTGAAGCGGCGGATGTAAGAAAAGTTTTAAATGAACAAGCCGCTAAAATCATAAAAGCAAATGCAACGCTGGAGGAATACGATAAAGCGGTAAAAACTGTATTAGAAAAATTAAAACAAAATGCAGTAGCTCAAGAAGAGGTGAAGAAAGCTACCGATGCGCAGCGTTCGCAAATACAAAGCATAGTTAAATCAGCACCAGCTGCTGGAGGAGCTACTGGAGGATCTGCTGGAGGAAAGAGTGGACCAGCAGATAAAAAAGAATTTGATATTGGAAAATTTTTAATATTTCAAACCGCTATGGCAGGAGCTTCTTCTGCGGCGCAATCATTTACCGAAGAAGGAAGCAAAACTGCTTTAGGTCTAGAATCTCTTACTGCTGGGGCGAATGTTGCGGGAACAGTAATGATGGTTTTAAAGAGTGGCATGGGTCCATTCGGAATAGCTTTAACAATAGCCTCTACAGCATTATCTACTTTAGGGCCATTATTTTTAAAATTTAGTGCAAGCTTAGAAACAGAAAGTGATAGAGTAAGAAAATCGTTATCTGATTTAGCGGATCAGGCTAAAAAAACTGGACAAGAAGTTACTCCTGAAGCATTTTTAGCTGCCTTGAGCAAAGGGCGACAAGAAGCAAAAGCGAAACAGTCCGAAGCATCTTTGTCAACCGCTATAGAAAAAGCCATACCGCAAGGAACGGAAGGATTGGGGTCTGAAGATATGAAGGCTTTGATTTCTGTAATACAAGCAAGCGGGGCTATAAAAGACGGTAAAATTAATCAAGACGAGGTCAATAAAATTGTTAAAGAAGCGACGGTAACGCAAAAAGATTTTAGAGCATCCGCTTACGGAGGGGTAGTGCAAGAAAAATCTGTAGTTAGTGTAGATAAAGCTATAAAAGATCAACAAGACGCTATTAAAGCAAGAGCTTTAGCGCAAAGAGGAAGTGTTGCGCAAAAAGAAGGATTAACTGATGAACAAAAAAGCAAACAAACTTATGATGTTGAGCAGTTGAATTTAAGGCAAAAAATTCTTCAAGGAATATTTAGTCAAGAATTAGAAATATCTAATAATGCTGCGAAAACAGCTTTGCTTAGGGAAAAAGAACTTTCTGGTCTAGAACAAACAAGAGGAAAGTTGACTGAACTAGTTGCAATAGAGGCGGAAAGAAAAATAGAATTGGCAAAAATTAATGATGAGCAAGAAAAATTTAATTCACTTCAAGCAAATAGTCTTAAAAAAGGATTGGGAGCTGGAGTAAAAGATTCGGTATTATCTCAGGCGGCGCTTGATAAAACTAATCCAGAACAATTAAAAGGATTACTAGATGCTTTTGGAAAAGCTTCAGAATCAACTAACCCTCAAGATTTTCAAAAATTCCAACAAGAATCGTTAGCTGGATTTTTACGAGAATCAGGAGCGATTGAAAAAGGAGCAACTATTGATTCAGCAGCATTAGAAAAGATAACAGATAATTTAAGAGCCGTATATGAAGCTTCTAAAATACAACAGGCGAATAACGTAAACCAAGTAGCAGGAGTAAATCAAAAATTTGATATTGCGACAACCAATACTACCGCAGCAAAGCAAAATCGTACAATAGCAGAATATCAAGAAAGAGCTGGAGGAGTAGGAGCAAAATACGATGAGCTTTTAAATAATGCAAAAAGAGATTTAACTATTTCTCTTTTAGCCGCAAAAGAAAAAAATCAACTATCTATAGACTCAGCTGAAGAAAACGCTAATTCTCAATTAGATTTAGCTTTATCTAACGAAGCAACTCAAACTGAAATTTATAAACGAGTTTCAATAGAAAAAGATGCAGCTATAGACGCGTCTAAATTAAGACAAGCTACAGAAGAAAAAGTAAGACAATTCGCAAAAGACTCTGAAAATATTGGATTAAAATTTAGTACGGACGAAGATTTGTTAAATGCGGAGTCTGATTATTTAAATAATTTATACAGTCAAGTTTCAGTAGGAGAAGAAGCTGTTCAAGAAGGTAAAAAATTAGCTATTCAGTCAAAGAAAAACAGAAGACAAGCTGAAGTTACAGCTGAAAATCAAAAGAAATTATTTGACGAAGACGTTAAGCAAATAGCGGATAAAATTTTAATTGCTAAAGGTTTTCAAAAACAAGTAACTCAATTAGATCTTAATGACAAAGCTTCAAAAGAACTTGAATTAGAATCTTTAAATTTGGCTAGAGCTTCTGGAGAATTGGCGGCTCAATACAATAATTTAGCGGCAGTTACAGCAAACGAAAAAACCAAAATCTCTAATCAACAAGCTGGAGAAATTACATCTACAATAGCAAAAGGAGGGGCTTACTCTGGAACATCTACTAATCTTAGAGAACAGGCAAGAGCTTCAATACTGCGACAAAATTTAGGCGGAAGAAATCCAACAGATATTTCTATTGAAGAACAAGCTAATTTATTAAGTGGAAAAGGCAATACTATTGGTCAAAATTTAAAAATTGAAGGTTCTGGTTTATTAGACGAAGCTAAAACATTCCAGCAGATACTAGGTCAAGATACGCCAAAAGCTTTAGCCGACGGATTGGCGGAGGCGATGAAAGTTGGTCTTTCTGGAGCTGATGATATTGGAGAAGCTTTACAAAATATCGCAAAGTCATTCCTACAAAATTTACAGAGCGCTTTCTTGCAGTCAGCTTCTAATAAAATAGTTGGTTCGACTTTGGCCGCTATCGGCGGTTCAAAAGGCGGATATGTTAGAAAATTTGCCAATGGCGGTATGGTTACTGGCGGATCAGGGATTCGTGACGATGTACCAGCAATGTTAAGTGCTGGTGAATATGTTATGCGTAAATCTGCCGTTCAGAAATATGGAGCAGAAAATATCGCCAAGATGAATGATGGTGGAATTTTCCTTCCTGGTGTTCGCGGCGGATCAGCAATTTCTGGATACGATCAATTATCTAAGTTTGCTAATCAAACAACAACAAGCGGCGCTACTGATGTATTAAAAGGAACTGGATCGACGGCTTTCGCTAATCTTGAAGATCAAAGCGCCAGACTTTCTAGATTTGGATTGATGAACGAAGATACTATTAAAGGAGAAGTTACTAGTGCTCAACAGCAAGGTTTAGATCTTATTTCTAAGAGAGAGGCTTACAGAACACAACAAAGAAAGGCTATGCAGCAGCAAATTATTTCTACTGTAGCTTCTATTGCTTTAGCTTATGGAGCCAGCAAAATACCTACGAAAAAATCAGCGCCGTTTACAAGAACAACTAGCCAATTAGGACGGACAGAAGTTGCTTATGGCGGAATGATACGCGGCTTTGCTAACGGCGGCGGACCAACAGATGATATTCCAGCCTTGTTAATGGGCGGCGAATACGTTATGAATCGCGCTACCACCCGTAAGTACGGCAAACAATATCTTGATTCGATGAATACTGGCCGCGCTAGATTCGCAGATGGCGGCGAAGTTGGCGTGGACGCAACAGTTGAATCGTCAGACTCTAAGGCAAAGGTCGATTCTAAAACAGGAACCGCAGTAAACATTAGCATTAATGTTTCTGGAAGCGGCTCTTCTACTGAGTCGCAAGGTCAAACATCACAAGGCGGCGTGGATTACAAGAAGATGGGCGAACGGATTAAGGCTGTAGTGCTAGAAACCATTAACGAAGAAAAACGTTTAGGGGGAGCACTCAGAAGTAGATAATGAGTAAAACTTCATCAATCTCAAATTACGATAATAGTTTACACATTAGCGGCTATAAAATATTAGGCGTTAATAGTGTTAATTTTGGCTACTCACTTCCAGTTGATCATGTTAGTGTAATTGGTTATTCAAAGTTTAAGACATTTACTTCTAGCGCGCCACAATCTTCTTTAAGTGTTCAGAAATACTTATCTCCTGCTGATTTCTTTTTAAATTTTACAGGGCTAAATCCTTTAAATGGTAGAGTAGAGTATAACGGCAAAAAGTTTGGTTTTGAGTCAGCTTATCTTACCTCTTATTCAGTTGCTGCTTCTGTTGGTAATTTTCCAAATCTAAATGCAAGCTTTTCTATATTTGGAAATATTGGAAATGAAATAGGCGATAATGGAGTTTCTGAAACTGGAGCTTTGGCAGTCGTGCGGCCCGGCGATATTAGAATCGAGTGCGACGGAAGCGGAACTAATAGAATTGAGTCATTCACTTATTCGCTAGACTGCAAAAGAGAGCCTTACTACCACCCAACAGGCAGCGGCGCAATGGAAGTAGTTACAGTTAAGCCATTTAAAGTAAATGCCGAGTTTAGTATTGCAGTCGATGATTACGAAGCAAAGAAGGCTTTTGACTACATATTGAATTCTAATAGCAGAAAGATTACAATAGAAGTAGGCTCATTAGCCACATTTACAATGAGTAGCATGGAACTTATAGCTGAATCTTTAAACACATCTGCTACTGATGATTTGGTAATAACACTTACTTATCAAGGATTCATCTAATGTCTTTCTTTTACGATAGAGATCAAAACGTAAATGGCAATGACTTACCAACGTCATTAACGTACGCTGCTTCTTATGGAACTTCAGTTTCTTTCTCTTGTGATTTATCTTCTTATACAACTATAGATAACTACTTGTTCACTATGCCAAGAGGAGTTAATCATTTGCAAATGAAAATGAACGTTCCTTTTGAAAACAAAAAAGAGGACGATGCTAGAAAAATCGCTGGATTTTTTGAAAGTTTGAATGGAACTGGGCATTTTGAATATAAAGATCCATCCGCTATTTATAAGCCGATTAGAATGTTTTGCGAAAATATTAATACTTCTTTTAATGAGAATGATTTATATACAATAGATGTTTCATTAAGTTCTGATCAATCCGCCCCATTACTTAATTGGGCCAATCCATTTTTAAGTGGAGAGTTTGTTACTGGACAATGGAAAACAAACACAAGCTATTCTAAGTACGACGTTGTGAGATATACAGGAAACGTTACTTATCCAGCTAACACAGGAAATCTATATGATTCTTTTTATTATTGCAGCGGCGATGGATCTCACACATCAGACGCCTCATTCTCTGCAACTAATATGGCAAATCAAAAATGGACAAAGGAGTTTTTCTTTCAGCCAACTTATCCAACGCAAGTAGCAAAAGAAACGTCTGTTATTAAAACTGATTTACCTTATTCTTTCACAAAAAGAACAGATTTTGGACTTCATGCTAATGTTTTAAAATCATTAAAATTAGATTTTAAAGGAATATCTGATAAAGAAGCTAAATGTATTTTACATTTTTTAATTAGCAAACAAGGATATAGAAGATTCCAATATAAATTTCCTAAGATATATAATCAAGAAAAATACTTTTTTGCGCCAGAATGGAATCATACATTTGTTTATAAAAACGTTAATGATATTTCAGTAACTCTAACAGAAGACCCACTTGGGGCAAGAAAGGTTTACTAATGAGAAAACTAATTTCATATGAAATGGAGATGATGTTTGTTGGCTCGCGTGAAGCATACACGCCAGCGAGCAACACAGGCAATGCCGTTTCTCGTTTAGATTTCGTTCAGAGTTATGGCTTTTCGTTCAACATGAATCGTCAGCCGCTAAAGCAAATCGGCTCATCTGCGTTTGCGTCTCGTCAAAGCCAGCTTGCGCCAGATGTTAATTTGGAAATGTCTTATTTACTTAATGATGGATGGAATGAGAAGTATTTGGGATTAGATTTTACAGACAACGCTTATACAAATCCATTGTACACGATTTTAACTGACGATAAAGATAGAAACTTTTATGTAATGATCGCTAATGATCAAGCAAAAGATGCTGTTGCGTCTATTGTTCCTACAGATTTTAATGTATTAGGTATCGGCAACACTTATATTGGCTCTTATAATATTAAAACTTCAGTTGGACAAATGGCAGAAGTTAGCTGTCAATACGTTGGCGCTAATGCTCAAGTCACAAACTATTCAGCTTTGAATTATGTGCCAGCAGTCAATACCGCTTCGGCTGGTCAAGATTCACAACTACAAAACAAGAAATACGGATTTAATTTTTACAACGCTTCTCGTCCAACAAGAACCGAGACAGGTTTTAAAGGTGTTTTCGATGGAGGCTGTCCATCCCATTCAACAACGTTAACTGCTACGGCTAATAGCGGATCTGCTGGTTTGCACTTTGGTTTTATTTTTGATAACTTTCAATCATTAGATATTGCAATTGGATTAGAAAGAAAAGCTCTTTATGGTTTTGGTAGTAATTATCCTTTTGGCAGAAAGATTCAGAAACCAATCGTAGGCACAGTATCTTTAGATTCTATTGTCGATACTTTTGAAGTCGAAAAGCTTAACTCTAAATTTGGCGCAGAAGATGTATCTGCCGCTGGATATGATTTCGACATCATGTTTAAGAATGCTAACCAAGATAAGAAATTAGGCGTAAAGATTCAAAATGCCAAGATGGACTCTTATTCGATTAATGGTCAAATTGGCGACAAGTCTATGATTCAGACAAGTTGGTCGTTTGAGATCACTGAATCAACAGGTATTTTGATGTCAGGCTCTTACAATCAGCCTACATTAAGTGCGATTTACACTAACGAATCTATCAATCCTTAATGTAAATATAAGTATGAGCAAGAGAATAACAGAACTTCCTTTGGCGACTCAGTTAAACAATGAGGATCAATTCATATTTTATAGCAATTCTGCTAAAGAAACTCAAAGAGTTAATGCTGGAATTTCTCTTAATGCTATTGCGTCTAACTTACCCGGTGTATTAAAGGCGACAACAAATG